TAAATCAAAATCCGCAGAAACACAGTGCACAATCCAACAATCACCATTCTCATTAAGCATCCAATTGTCTATTTCTAAAACAGAAGTTTTGTACTCTGAAAATGTTCTAAATTCATACGGGATTTTTCTATCACTCAGTTCTTTCTTGAGAATTCGGACATATTTGTTGAAAGTTTCCTCGCCATGAAGACTCAACTCTCTCAACATAATGTCAACATTGCCTAAAAAGATCGATTGTTCATGAGTTCCTTTCTTTGTCCACTGTGGTATTTCTAACACAACGTTCAAATCAAGGGGAGCAATATAGCGGTAGGCCATATCGTCCCACATGAATTTGCGTTTCAAATAAGCAATTTCATCCAGATCTCGTGTTACATAACATTTTCCTGATTTTGCTTCATCTGTGTAAACATGTCCACAAGCTAAAAATGCATCAGTCATAGTTTGTTGATTGAAAAATGCCACGATACTATCATGAATGGCTACGGTGTTATCATCGCCATACGAAACTTCTGCAACAAACTTATTATATGTTTCCATATTAGCATAAGTGCCTGATCTTAACATATTATCTACTTCGTATTTAATGGCACAAAGCAAATACACTATACGACATAAAATAAGAAAGTACCAAGAGTTCAAAATGGCGGTAAGAGGACAGCCTGATGGTTGGCAATGAGTAACATTATACACTATAGATCCGCAAACGTGTACAGCTTGTGCAATGTGCATCCACAAAACATACCGAATTCTATGATTTCTATCATATTGTTCAGTTGTTTCAAATTCCTGATAGTATGAATCTATGAGCCAAAACAAAGCCCAAACGATTTGCTGATTTAATGTTCCGTCAAAATTTGTAAAATCGCCAGCAACTATATTAGAGCCTTTGGATAGCAATTTCTGCGCAATAACATCCCAATCATGGGAATAAACATTAGTTCCCGTAGAAACACCATTGACATTTCTAGAGTGCATTGTCCAGGCAGCAAAGCCAAGAAAATACATTCTGAATAGTATAGTGAAATGTACGGGACCTGCACAGAAGACTCTAATTTTCCCTTCATCGACTTTTCCAATAGGTCTACGTTCATCTTTTAATGTATCTGTCCATAAAACATCAGTCTGGATTCCATCATAACATTTCTGTTCAAGATCC